ACTCAAAAAGTTCCCATCATGGACAATATGTATATTGATTTTTTCTTCTTCTATGTTCCAAACCGTCTTCTTTGGAGCAACTGGGAAAAGTTAATGGGAGCTCAGGATGACCCCGATAACATGTTCCCAGCTGCTTCTCTCGTTCCTACTATTACAGCACCTGCCGGTACAGGCTTTCCAGTAGGCACAATTTATGACAAATACGGTTTACCTACAGGTATACCATCATTGGTCATTAATAACGCATTACCACTCAGAGCCTATAATCTCATCTGGAACCAATGGTTCCGCGATCAAAACTTGCAGGACTCTGTAATTACTAACACGGACGATGGACCCGATGCTTACGCAGACTACGTGCTACTCAAACGTGGGAAACGTCATGACTACTTCACGAGCGCACTACCTTGGCCACAAAAAGGACCATCTGTATCATTACCGCTCGGCACCTCAGCACCCGTGATTGGTATCGGTAAATACGATCAATCTTTCGGTGCTTCAGCCAGCGTCTACGATTCCGCAGGAAATCATCCAACCTACACGGCGGCGGTTGAAATCAACCCAGCCAATGCCAATTCTACATTCTACGTAGAGAGAAACCCGGATAACACAGGCTACCCGAACATCACTGCAGATCTTTCGAACGCTACAGCAGCTACAATTAATCAATTAAGAGAAGCATTCTCGATTCAATCATTATATGAGCTAGACGCTCGAGGCGGTACTCGCTATGTGGAAATCTTACAGGCTCACTTCAATGTCACGTCTCCTGATTTCCGCTTGCAGCGTCCTGAATACCTTGGCGGTGGTTCTACTACGATTAACTCGCATCCTGTTGCGCAAACAAGCCCAACTTCAGGAGCAAACGTTCAAGCTCAACTTGCAGCTTTCGCAACTTCTTCAAGCCAAGGAAACATCGGCTTTAGCAAGTCATTTGTTGAACACGGCTATATTCTCGGACTTGCATGCGCTAGAGCAGATCTCACTTACCAGCAAGGTCTCAACCGTATGTGGAACAGACAAACCCGTTTCGACTTCTTCTGGCCAAAACTCCAAGAGTTAGGCGAACAAGAAGTCCTCAACAAGGAAATCTATGCACAAGGACCAAGCACACCAGACGACGAAGTCTTCGGTTATCAAGAGAGATATGCCGAATACAGATATAAACCTTCTGAAATTCATGGAGAATTCAGATCAACTTATGCTACTCCTCTTGACCAATGGCATCTTGCGGAAGAATTCGGCAGTCTACCGGCACTTAATGCAACGTTTATCGTGCAAAGTACGCCGATCGACAGAGCCCTTTCAGTAACGTCAGAGCCAAATCTTCTCTTTGACGCTTTCTTCAATTATAAACATGCCCGACCAATGCAAACCTACTCGGTACCAGCTACCATCGGCAGGTTTTAATGGACCCATTAACAGGCGCATTAATCGCTGGCGGAGTAGGAGCTATTGGCTCCTACTTTACCAACCAGTCGAACAATACCGCCGCCTCAAATATGGCGGACAAAAACGCATTCCAGTCTCAGGCGCAGATGGAATTCCAGCGGACTATGAGCAATACTGCTCATCAGCGAGAGGTCGCAGACCTTCGAGCCGCTGGTCTTAACCCAATTCTATCTGCATCCGGTTCAGGAGCCAGCACCCCTTCAGGTGCAGCAGGCTCAGGGCAAGCTGCCATGTCGGAAAATCCGATGGCAGGAATTGCCCAAACTATCCTAAACGCTAACAAGGTTAAGGCGGACATTTCCTACACCAAAGCTTTGGAAAAGAAAGCTGGTATGGAAACTACCGTCTTAAGCAAAGGTCTACCCGAAGCAGAAGCAAAAAACCTTGTCTGGGATAAACTGACGTCCAAAGTAAAAGACGCTCAGAAGATCCAAGACGAAGCAAAAAGAAACAAAGACAAACCAACAACCCATTGGGACCCTGTTCTGAAAAAATTCAGATACGGCGGCCCTTCGAACAATGACCGAAAAGGTCAATGGAGAATGAACTAATGAAAAAAATTACTAAACTCGCCAATGGCAATCTTAAAGTTCAAACGATCAACAAGGAGTCCTCTAGAACGCAACAGCAGTTCAAGGCCCAAGTTGACATCAATAACATTATGAAGAAATACGCCAAAACGGGCGATATGAGTATCTTCATAAAACAAGGCAAAGGTACCTACGGAGATTTCTCCAATGTACCTGACTATCAAACCGCACTAGATAAAGTGCTCCAAATCCAAGATTCGTTCTCGAATCTTCCGCCGCTGGTCAGGCAAAAATTTGCCAACGATCCAGCACAACTGTTAGAGTTTATAAACGATAACAGAAACTACGATGAAGCCGTCAAACTCGGACTTCTCGAAAAACCCGCCGTGGCCCCCGCCCCGGCCCCCACCACACCACCAACACCCACCCCAAAATAAACCCCAAAGTGGTCTCGACAGTACTCTGTCGGGACCCAAGCCGAAGGCGCTATCCTCAATCAGGCGCACAAACAAAATTTATAAAAACGCCCTACAGCTAAAACGACGATTCAAACGACGAAACAGCAAGGGCTTAATCTTACAAAATCTTACAAGCGCCCAATATATCCCCGAATCATGGGAGTCCCATTCCCAACTTCGAGCGACATGGATCTATGTCGCGAACTGTACCGAGGAATCCATGGATGGATTCCGAAGGGCAGGCACAAAAAAATAAAAACAAAAAAATCCCATTCACTTGACATGATTGTCTTCGTGTACAAAGTACCGAAGACAATCATGTCAAAACAACAAAGGAACATTTCTATGGAAATGAAACTATTCTCGATCAGAGACACGAAAGGCGAAGTTTACAACCAGCCTTTCTTCAAACACACTCACGGAGAAGCAGAACGCTATTTCCGTGAAGTAAAAAAAGACGACAAATCTCTTGTCTGTCAATATCCCGAAGATTTCGACCTGTACTATGTCGGAAACTTCAATACCGTTACGGGCGTCATCGACGGCCCTAACACGCCTCAGCATTTAATCAAAGCTGTGGCATTACCTTAAAGAACTTTAACCGGGCCTAATGCAATCTCTTGTTGTAATTAGGCCCACTGAGACTATAAGCTCTTAATAACAACCTAGGAGTTATTAATGAAACGAAAACCAATGTCCAAGAAACACAGCCGTAAGAGCTTTAAAAGAAGCTCAGGCGTTCACAAGAAGAATAACCTTAATCCCCGCTCATTCCGCGGTGGAATTAGACTCTAAACAAAAAAAAAGGACATACAGTGCAATGTACATCCCCTAGAAACGCTGGTTATGAGGCAGACGGCACAACCGTGACGTTTTATGCCTCTAAAGTTAGCAAAGAATACGTAACCTGGCAAGTTCCTTGCGGAAAATGCATTGACTGCCGTCTAGCCCATGCCAAAGAATGGGCAATCAGATCCGTCCACGAAGCCAAAATGCATGATGAAAACTGTTTCATCACGCTTACTTACGACGATCAACACTTAGAGTCTCCCAAACTAATATACCGCCACTGGCAAGAATTCATGTGGAAACTGCGCTCTAAGCTACGTAGAGCCGACATCACTACCCCCATCAGCGTCAGCGTTGTTGGAGAGTATGGCGAAGCCAATAAGCGTCCACACTGGCATGCCCTTCTCTTTGGATGGAAGCCAAAAGACTGCGAGTATCTACGAACATCAGAATCAGGACACAAGCTATACAAATCAGAAACACTTGAGACCCTCTGGGGCAAAAACAACACAGAACAAAAACCTAATGAAATCGGTGAAGTAACCTTCGAATCCGCTGGTTACGTTAGCCGTTATAACGCCAAAAAACTCGTTCACGGGAAAGATCATGAACATGAATACCACCCTATTGCGAGAAAAAGCTCCAAGTATGCTATCGGCAAAAAATGGCTAGAACAAAACTATAAAGACCTGTTCACTCATGGATATCTCGTCCTTGATAACGGTCTCAAAGTAGGAATTCCAAGGTACTACGAAAAATGGTTTAAAGAACATCACCCTCAAGAATGGTACCATTATGTTACAGAGGTAAAAATATACAACATAGCGAAAGCGGTTGAAAATAAACCTAAAGAACAAATTAGGTATGGAAATAGACCCTTGTCTTTAACACAAAATCAAATTAGAAATAAAATTACCAAAATCAAATTCAAACAACTTCAGAATTATCTGAAGCTGTAACAGGAGAAACACATGTTAGGTAACCGTAATTCACAACACTCTTTCGCCCAACGTCCTGACGTTAAAATGGCGAGAAGCCAATTTGACAGGTCCTTCGCTTTGAAGGACACCTTCGACTTTGACTACCTTGTTCCTATTTTCGTAGATGAAGTTCTTCCAGGAGACACTTGCAACGTGACGATGAGTACATTCGCACGACTTGCAACTCAAAAAGTTCCCATCATGGACAATATGTATATTGATTTTTTCTTCTTCTATGTTCCAAACCGTCTTCTTTGGAGCAACTGGGAAAAGTTAATGGGAGCTCAGGATGACCCCGATAACA